GGCGGGATGCTCGGCATGGCCGGCAAGGCGATTCCGATCCTGGGGCAGCTGGGCCTGGCCGCTACCGGCGTGCAGGCGATCTTCGGGGGACTGCAGGGAGCGGTCAACGCCGTGCTGGCCCCGCTGCAGCAGCTCTCGGCTGAGGCCGGCCGGCTGAACAAGCAGGTGGCAGAAGCGGGGATTTTCGCGGCGCAGAGCTTCGCGATCCTCGGGCCTGATGGAAAGCTGGTGGAGGGCACCGCCCGCCAGATGCAGATGGTGCGCGGCGCAATCCTGAAGGAATACAAGGGAATTCAGCAGGAGGTGGCCAACATCAGCGGTGCCACTGCCAGCGAGATCTACGACGGCTTCAATATCATCCTTGAGAACATCAGCAGCCTTGGCGAGAAAGGCACGCTGGAGAACTCCGCCAAACTGGCCACCAGGATGGCGGCCGGGATGAACACTCTCGGCATTCCTGGCTATCAACTGCGGCAGGAAGTGAATGCGCTGATGATGGGCAACATCGATCGCAACGCGATGATGGCCACCAAGCTGGGCATCACCAACGAGGACTTTAAGCGCGAGACGTCGCAAGGAACCTATAACGACTTCCTGATGAAGAAGTTGGAGAAGCTCTACGAGGGCCAGAAGGTGCTGGCGCTGAGCCTGGCGAACGTCATGAGCAACTTCGACGATGTGAACCAGGCGATCGCTTCGGAATCGGGCCAGCCGCTGGAGCGGGACACCGCTCAGATGATGCAGACGATCCTGGTGACGTTCAAGAACCTGCAGGGCAGCTTCACCGGGTTCTTCAAGAGCATCGCCGAGGCGGTGGGGCCGATCATCAAGATGCTCGGACCGGTCGTGTCGGTTCTCACCTCCATTGGCGCAGCAGCGTCATCGGTGGGTCGGATAATCATGGAACCGCTCGGCCTGCTCACTGCGATCTTCGGCAAATTGCTGCCTGTAGGAACAGCTGTTGCCAGGACGTTTGAGGTGATCACGAGAGTGATCCAACTGTTGGCAGAAAGCATCGGGGCTGTGATCAACCCGATCAAGGCGCTGTTCACTGTGGATACGGACACCGCCAACGATGGCGTGAACAGTTTCTTCGACAACATGATAAAGGGGTTGGAGGCTGCAAGCAGTGCCATCGCATCCTTCCAGAAGATGTGGTCGGGAATGATGCTGAATGTGGGCCTCGCTGGCCTGCGCGGCAGCATGAGGACGAAGGGCGCAACAGAGAAGGAAATCCAGGATGCCGAGAAGGACTACAGAGAGCGCTTCAAAACCCAGACCGGTCTGACCGAAGCTGTGGAATTGCGCAGTCTCCAGCTTGATCCGAAGGCAAAAAATTACATTGAGGAGCTGAACAACAGGCTCGGCACTGGATCGACGCGGGCTCTCAACATCTCCAAGGCTTGGGCCGACATCAAGCAGAAGGCCTACCAGAACGAGATCAAGGCGCTGGAACAGGGCCTGACCCTGATGAACAAGCAGAAGGAGCTGGCCGAGGCGATGAGCGCGGCCGCTGCCGCCCGCCGGGCCCTGGAGGCCCGCGGCTACGAGCTGGGCGTGCAGGTGGCCGCCAGCCCGGAGGCCAAGGCCGCTGCCGAGGCCCGCCTGGCTGACCTGAAGCTCAGCCAGGAGAAGGAAGCGATCGCCGAGCGCCGGGGGATTCTCCAGACGGAGCGGGAGCTGCAGCAACGGCAGATGCAGATCCAGGAGAAGCAGATCAAGATCCAGCAGGAGCAGCTGAAGATCCAGCTGGCGGAGGCCCGTGCCGATCAGGTGCGCGTAGACGAGGCCACCAAGGCCGCCCTGAAGGCCCGGGGAAACACCAAGGTTGGCAGCCCGGAATGGCAGGGCTTCACGCGAGAACTCAATGTGTTGGCCGCTGAGCGCACCCGTAATACGACCCGCGTCACTGGTGCGCAGAGAGCCGTGCAACTGGCCTTCGAGGCAGAAGGCCAGGTGGGGACCTTGGCGAGTCTCCAGGCGCAGGTGCTGGGTCTGCAGGAGCAGCAGCTCGACATTCAGGGCCAGTCGGCCCAGTACACCCGTGAGCAGCAGCGGCTCCTGGCCGAGATCAGCGCCGAAGAGCAGCGCATCACCAACACGCTCACCCGCACCACGAACGAGCAGAACCGCAAGAAGCTGGCCCTGGAGAACCAGAGCGAGGAGATCACCCGGCAGAACACGCTCCTCGAGCGGCAGAGCCGGCTGGAGAAAGCCCAGGCCGATCTGGCCACGACGCGCGCCAAGTCGGAGGTGCAGGCCGCCCAGCGCCTGGCCGAGATCCAGGAGCTGCAGGACCGGGCCCGCAGCGGCGGCGGCACCGCCTCGGTGATCGAGGCCCAGATCGCGGCGGCTGCGGCCGGCGTGAGCGGGATGGAAACGGCGGCCCAGGTGCAGGAACGGCTGTACCAGGCCAAGGAGCAGCAGATGACCCGCGAGCACGCGCTGCAGCAGCGGCAGCTGGAGGTGCAGCAGAAGCGGGAAGAGAGCGAGCTGCGGATCCAGCGGATCCGGTTTCAGAGCCAGCAGGTGGAAGCCACACTGCAGCGGGCGCAGATCATGGCGGACATCGCCCGGCTAACCCAGAAGCAGCGGCAGGATGCGATCGCTCCGCAGCTGGCGGGGGCCAGCAGCGTGCCGGCGCTGGGAAGCGTGGGAGGTGGTGTGGCCCCAATCCCTGCCGGCGCCCAGACCAGCCGGACCCGCGACCCCGATGCCGAGGCCACCGGTTGGGACATCGTGATGCCGGGCGGCCGCGGCGCCCCGGTCAGGGCCCCCGTGGCGTTGACGATCACCGGCACTGGGTTCCAGGGCAGCGGTGCGGGAGCCAGCGGCAGGGGATACGGCAACTGGATCTCAGGAGAGTTCCAGCTGGGTGGCAAGAAATATGAGCTGTTGCTGGGCCACTTCGACCGAGTCGACGTTGCGCCTGGGATGCAGGTTCCTGTGGGCGGCCAGATCGGGACACAGGGCATCACCGGCCGCACGTTCGGCACGCATGTGACCACCCATGTGAATCCCAAGGGCGGGGCCAGTGTTGCGGATGCCTGGGGAGCCCTGGACTCCATCACGAAAATCTGGGAGCGCGGGACAGCTGGCATGGCGAGCGGCGCCACAGCTGGCGCGGGCGCGCCAACTGCCCCGACGTTGCCGCCACCGAACACGAACCCGAAGCTGCTGCGGATCATGCAGGCTGCGCGCGGCGCCGGCTTCCAGGGGGAAGACCTGATCCGGATGACAGCCGTGGCGATGGCGGAGAGCTCCGGCAACGTTCAGGCCTTCAACAACAACGCCCGCACCGGAGACCTGAGCTACGGCGCCTTCCAGGTGAACATGCGTGGCGACCTGGGGCCCGCTCGCCGGCGGCAGTTCGGCCTGCCCAACAACGAGGCCCTCTTTGATCTGGGCACCAACGCGCGTGTGGCGAAGGCGATCTTCGACAGCCAGGGGATCAACGCCTGGGGAGCATTCCGCGATGGCCGCTTCCAGGAGTGGATGGGGCAGGCCCGAGCTGCAGCCCCCTCCGTGATGGGATCGGTTGCCGCCGCTGGCGGCGCCGTGGCGCCCAGCACCGCCCTACAGGCCCAGGCCCTGCAGCAGAGACTGACGGGCCTGGACTCCCAGGACACGCAACTGGTCAGGGCGCTGGACGAGAACACCCAGGCCATGGAAGAGCTCAAGAACATCTTCGGCCTGCAGAAGGAGAACCTCACCGAGCAGCAGCTGGCCGAGCGGGCCCAGTTCGAGTACGAGCGGGTGAAGGCCCAGCTCACGGCCCAGGTGATGAAGACGCCCGAGGGCCGGCTGGCGATCGCCACCGGGGATGCGGTGAGCAGCGGCATCAGCAGCTCCGTGTCCGGTGCCCTGCAGGCCCTGCTCAACGGTGGCGATGTGAAGCAGGCGGTGAGCAGCGCGCTGGCGCAGGCGGGGCAGTCGCTGATGCAGGCCACGCTCGATGCCTTGCTCAACCCGCTGCTGGCGCAGCTGCAGGGGGGCATCGTGAAGGCGGTCACCGGGATCGACATCCAGGGCTCGGCTCTGCAGATGGCCGCAACGGCTCAGCAGGGTGCTGCCAGCACGCTGGTGCAAGCCGCTGGGCTGCAGATCAATGCCGCCACGGCCTTGATGGCCGCGGCCGGTGCCGGCGGCGTGGATGGGGTGGGCAACACCGCCAGCTCCCTGTTTTCGCTGGCGGCCAAGATCCCCAGCCTGATCGGTGGCTTCGCGGGGCTGAGCAGCGGGCTGGATTTTGCGGCCGGCTTCAGCAGCATCGACAGCGCCCTGCCGGATTACGCGAGCCTGCCGATGCTCACCCCCACCACTCCGGGCCGGGCCGGCGGCGGCGAGATCGAGTACGGCCTCGACTACCTGGTGGGCGAGCGGAACGCGGAGATCGTGCGCTTCAACAAGGCCGGCGGGAAGGTGTTCAGCAACCGCGCCCTCACCAAGGCGCTCGGCGTGCCGTTCCAGCGCGCCCCCGGCGGCGCCACCACCGTTGCGGAAGGTGGCGGCGATGCGATGGGCATCCCGTTCCTCAAGGCCCGGCCGGGCGGCAGCAGCGGCAGTGGTGCCGGGGCGGCCCCCATGGCGCGCTCCAGCGCTCTGCGGCTGAGCGTCGACACCCAGGTGATCAACGGCGTCGAGTACGCCACGGTGGAGCAGGTGCGGCAGGCCGCAGCGGCAGCAGCCCAGGCCGGCCGTGATTCGGTGGCCTACGACCTGCGCAACAGCCCCTCCTTCCAGCGCAGCGTGGGAATGGGCGGATGATCGAGATCTGCGCCTACATCTCCTTCCAGGCCGATGGGGAGCCGGTGCCCGGCTACGCCTGGCAGAACCTGTTCACGGGGCAGACCCGCATCTACGACGGGCGGCCGCACACCTCGATGGGGTTCCGGATCTCCGATTCGGCCGGTGCCCGCGGCGGCGATCGCTCGCAGGGCCGGCTGGCGATGAACCGCAACCAGCTGGCGCTGAACGTGCTGGCGGAGGCCCGGGCGAACCAGTGGAAGCTGCGCGCTGATGTGGTGCTCTGCGACGTGGCGGCCGGCACGGATGTGCGGCTGCTGTCTCGCCATCTCTGGCGGTTGGGCCCGATCGAACGGCGCGACATCATCACCGTGACGCTCAACTCCCCGCTGGATGCGCTGCGGGGCGATGCGCCGCGGCGGCGGCTCACCACCGAGCTGGTGGGCCAGGTGCCCGACACCGGTCAGATCTTCATTGCCTGATGCCCATGCCGCAGCACGCCACACAGACCGCTCCCTGGGCGCGATACATCGGCCTCCCCTACCGCTGGGGTGGGGATCCGGATCGCCATGGCGCCACCGACTGCCTGCGCCTCACCATCGCCGTGCTGGGCCTCTACGACGCCCCCCGGCCGCCGCGGATCAAACGGGAGTGGTACGAGGCCGCCGGCCGCTGCCGCTGGCGGCCATTGCTCGAGGAGCTCGCGGCCATCAGCCGCCCGGTGCCGGGTGCGATGCCGCTCGATGTGGCGCTGCTGGCCGGCGGTGAGCCGATCGCCCTGGGCGTGTGCGTTGCGGGAGGGCTGCTCACCACCTGCCAGGGGCAGGGCGTGCACTGGCGCCCGCTGGCGGCCTGCCAGATCCGGCGGTGGTTCCAGTTCCTGCCGCCTGCTCCCGCCAGCACCGCTCCCACCCTGATCCTGTGACGCGCCACCCACGCCCTCTCCCTGGTGATGCCTATCTGGCGCAGCTGCTCGGCTGGAGCGAAGACCAGCTGCTGCGGTATCAGATCGAACGGCAGCAGGCCGCGGCGATCGAGAACGAGCGGAACCCGCCGGTCGCCACCTGCGATCCCGGCACGCTGGCGGTGATTTCCCTGGTCACCACCATCCTGTCGGTCGGCTACACGGTCCTCTCTACCCTGCTGGCGCCCAAGCCACGGCGGCCCGGGCAGGTGATCACCAAGCAGCGGCAGGGCGAGACGATCACCGATGGCGCCCGCTACACGCCACGGCCGGGCTTCGACTCGACACAGGAGGTGGCGCGGCTCGGCACCGTGATCCCGATCACCTTCGCGCGGCGTGAGTATCTGCCGGCCCTCAACGGCCGCCCCGAGGGCTGGTACGGCGGCTGTCGCGTCGACCTTGGCCTGCTGTGGTCTCAGCTGGTGGCCATTGACGGCTCCCAGCTGTTTCGCGGCGTCTACGTGCTTGGCGAAGGCCCGATGGCGGAGATCGACCCGGAGGGCTTCGCCATCGGCAACAACCCCCTCCGCTCCTATGACCTTGGCACCGCCGGCGCCAATGAGGCCGCTGCGCGGGTGACGATCTACAGCCGCCTTGGAGGCGGGCGGATCCGCTCCACCGATCGCATCGCCGGCCGCCTGGCGGTCAACGACAGCGGCAACATGGAGAACGCCGGTGGCGGCGACGTGTTCCAGGTACGCAGCACCGGCGGCGTGATCCGCCCCGATGCCTGCGCCACCGCACGGCCCAGCAGCTCCACCGCCTGCGGGCTCTATGCCACGGTCGGCAACGGCCTCGGCTACCGGGTCAACCCCCAGCTGCGGCCCACCCGCCAGTTCGCCGCCACCCCGAAAAGCAACAGCGGCGATCAGCGGATCAATCCCGTCGACGATCCGGTGGCGCTTGGCTCTATCTGGAAGGCGCGGCGAATGTGGTCCGGCCGCAGCGGCGTCACGGCCACCTCGACCGGGGTCACCAATGGCAGTGCCACGCTCAGCGTTGGTGACACCTTCGACTATCTGTTGTCGCGCAGCAGCGATGCGCTGACAAAGCTGAAGTTCAACAGCACCAACACCGATGCCGAAATTGATCACATCGAAACCTGCTCTGATGTGGCCGCGGCGATCAGCGGTCGCCAACGTAGTGCAGATGATGCCCTGAAAGTGGGCGAGTTGTTCAAGTGCGGCAGTTGCCTGGCCGTGCTGGAGCAGCGCACGCCATCTGATCGCCTGTTCATCTCCAATGCTGACAATCAGCCGGTTGGAAATGGCCAAGAAATTATGGTTCGTTTTCGGGTCGTCCGTGCTGGCGTTGTGTTTGTGACGCCTGACTCCGAGATCAATCCATCCGGAACCGGTCAGGAACAGTTTCCACCACGCATCACCAAGAACATCGACTGGGAATGGACAGCGGTGGATCCTGGACCCCGATATGCGACAGGCACCAGCCGGGGCCACCTGCACCGATGCGCCATCGGTGATTTCACCCTCACCAAGCCGGCGCGCATCATCGAGATCGGTTTGCGCAGCACGTTGGGGATGCGCGGCAGCGGCTTCACCAACCTGCGACAGGTTCCCACCCTTCGGGAGATCAACCGGCTGGCCGGTGGAGAGCGTGGCGGGGAAACGCTCAAGGCGGGCCAGAAGATCAAGGTCGCGCAGTTCCAAAGCGGTGCCCGCAATTTCAACGAGGAGCGCTATGCCTTTGTGCGGATCAGCTATCGGGCGGAGGGCTCCGCAGCGTTTGTGGAACTCCCCACCCTTTATGGAGTGCGTGGATTCACCCAGCAGGCGCAAACCAATGGCCTGCAGCTCGAGCTTCCTGACGGGGCACGCTGCGCGCAGATTCGCCTTGAACCCATCAGCGGTTGGGAGATCCGCTCCGGCACGGCCACCGGGCAGCTGGCGGTACTCGACAGCCGCATGACCACTCTGCAGACCGTTGTCGATGGTGCCTGCACGGTCCGCTATGTCGGGGAGGCGCCGTTTGCCCGCAGCCAGGAGCGATTTGCGCTCAACGCGATCGAACCCGACCTTCGCACCTCCCTGGTGGGAGTGGTGACCACCACCGGTGCCGTGCGGGCCCTGCCTGGCACCTACACCGATGTGCAGCTGCTGCAGGGGGGCCGAGACAGAGGAGCCCGGGCGACCGTGACGGTGCCTAGCGATGGGTCCTTCAACAGCTCCAACATCACGATCACCAAACCAGCTGCTGGCTTCAACGACGGCCCGGTCAGCCTGGCCAATGGCACCACCGCCGGCTCTGCGGTGATCGCCTCCCGCAGCTTCACGGTCTCCGTTGCCAGCACTGACCCGACGCTGCTGTTTGATTTCAGCCTGGATTACGTTCGGCTGGCAACGGTCAACGACGAGCCGGCGCCACGGGTTGGCAGCCGCGTCAGCCTCTCCTCAACCGGCACGCTGCCGGAGGGCTTCAACACGTACACCACCTATTTCGTGGTGGAGGCAGCAGAGTCAGAGTTCAGCCTCGGCCTCACGGCAAATGGTGCATCCATCTACCCCACCAGCGTGGGCTCTGGCGTGATCACCTGCACGCAATGGGTGCAGGCCTACGCGGTCACCGCTGACGCCAGCACCAACCGCCTGACCGTCACCGATGCGGCCGCGGCCCCGTTGATCGGCACACCGCTGCAGATCGCCGCGGAACTGCTGCTGCCGGAGCCGCTGCTGGCCGGAACCACCTACTGGGTGGTGGCCAACCCAACGACCACCACAATGGAGATCAGCGCCACGGCTGGTGGCGCTGCCATCAACATCACCAGCGCCGGCGTCGGTGCCTTGTCGGCCCGAATCAGCAACGCCATCAACTGGGCCGGGACCGGGATCCTCGGCAAGACCGATCTGGGCCTGGGTTGGAGCGATGGCGATGCCATGACGGATCCCTGGGGCAAGGTGGCGGAGGCCTTTGTCTACGACGAGATCCAGACCACGGCCAGCCAGGGGCCTGAGCACGAGATCGCCTTCGTCAACATCATCCAGACCAATGCCACGGCACCCACCTACGAGGGGATCGCCGGGGTGGGGATGAACATCCGCTCGGCGCTGGAGATGCAGAGCGTGAACCAGCTGTCGGCCCAGGTGATCGGCGGCCACATCTGCCCCCGCTACATCGAGGAGACCGAGGGCCCCACCCACCTGCTGCCTGACATCTTCTCCCGGCTGGCCCTGAGCCCGAAGTTCGGTGCCGGACAGGACGTGAGCGCCGAGCAGATCAATGCCCCCAGCTTCCAGGCCGCGGCGCAGTGGTGCTTCGAGCGGCGGTACTTCTTTGATGGCACGCTGCCGGAACCGGAGAACCTCAGGCAGTGGGCAGCGGATCAGGCCGGCCTTCATCTGCTCGCCTTCTACGAGCTGAATGGGCAGTTCTATTTCAAGCCGGCCCTCTCGTTCGATCCGGTGCCGATCGTCGACCTGTTCACCGCCGCCAACATCCAGAAGGGGACGTTTCAGAGCACCACCAGCGACGACGACCAGCGCCAACCCATCCAGGTGAGCGGGCTGTATCGGGAGGAGCGCAGCAACGATGACCTGCTCTCCCCCGGGGTGTTCTCGACGGTGCGGGAGATCACGATCCGGGAGGCTTCCGCCAGCGACAGCGACCCGGTGGTGCCGCTGGACATGAGGAGCAGCTGCACCAACCGCTGGCACCTGATCGACGCGATGAAATATCTGATCCGCTGGCGCCGCCTGGTGGGAGACCCGATCAGCTTCGAGACCACCTACGCCGGCCTGCTGCGGCCGATCGCACCGGAGGATCACATCGCAGTGGCCTACGACGAAACCCTCGAGGATCTCTACAGCAACGGCGCCGTGCTGGCCGATGGCACCCTGGTGGCCTCTGAGCCGCTGGAGGATGGCTCCTATGAGGTGCTGGCCTGGGATGGCACCACCCCGCCGGGGCCGACACTGCAGACGCTGGCGGTGAGTGGTGGCGGCACCAGAGGCAACCTGCTGGGCAGCGCCTGGACCCGCACCGCGCCACCGCAGGTGCGCACCTACCGGGTGATGCGCGTCACGCCCACCGATGACGGCCGGCAGAAGATCGAGGCGGTGCTGATGCCCACCGACGCTTCTGGCCGCCTGCTGCTCTCCCTAGATTGGGATGAGCCGAGCGCGTGGGTGATCCGCGGCTGATGGGCATTGCCTTCCCTGCCATCGAGCCAACGGCCTTCGCATTCACGATGCCGCGCCATCCGGTGACCAGCGCGATGTCGGAAAGCGGCGTTGAAGATCATCGGCTCTGGGGCACGGTGGCCGTGCGGGGCCTGCTCGAGCTGGAGTTTGCCAACATCCGCACCGCCAGCGCCACAGCGATCCTCGCCACCTTCCACCAGAGCTATTCGGGCCTGCTGGCTCTTGATCTGCCCGACATCCTGTTTGCCGGGGTGACGGCCGATGATCGCGCCTTCATCGATTCAGTCACCACCGAAGCGGGCTTGCAGTGGTTCTGGCCCGTCGGCCAGGATGCCCCCACGCCTCGGCAGAGCCTGGTCTATCGGCATCGCTGCACCCTGCCGGTGCAGCTGCAGGCACGGCTCCAAAACAGCCCATAGGCCCGGGTGGGCGGCTGGCGATGGCGCTCTGCCTAGCCTCCTGGAAAGACTGGGCTGTGGTTGGGGATGGGCGTTCGGAACACCACCCAGAGTGATGTGTACTGGAACGGCTCCCTGGTGGGGAAGATCACCGAGGTCTCTGTTTCCGTGTCACGCGACAAACTCCCCACCACCGGCATCGGCCAGGTGGCGGCCACCAAGGCCAAGGGGCTGCGGGAATCACAGATCAGCGCCACGTTCCTCTACGACCCCGACAACAGCGCGGCGGTGGCGATGGCGAACAGCATCTGGGATGACAGCGAAGCCGTTGACACCCTGCGCATCGTCACGCGACGGGGTTCGACCCGGGGAGACTTCACGATGGATGTGCTCGCGGCATCGCTGGGTGCACCGATCCGTGTGCGTGAGCTGATCTCCTGTTCGCTCAACCTCGAGGTGAACGGCGACATGAGCGGGCGGTTCTGATCCATGGCGATCGACGGCCAGATCGGCACGGTCACCCTCAGCCGCAGCTGGCCGCCGGCGGTGGTGCTCACCGATGAGGTGCTCGATGCGCCTGGCCTGGTGGTGCGCCTGCGGCTGGAAGAGCCTGGCTTCCTCAACGGCGACGAGGTGCTGCTGACGGCCCCCCTCGGCCTGCCGCTGGATGTGCAGGGCACGGGCTACGCCAACTGCCCTGATGGCCACAGCTTCTGGGGCGATGCCGACTCCAGCGGGCCAGCCACTCAGCACCGCACGGGCGCCGATCTGCCGTTCTGGGGGACAGACGACAACGCCACCTTCTGGGAACATCCGGGGACCGTGGGGTTTGTCCAGCAGGCCACCGTGTTCATCCATCGGGATGCACTGGAGCGCGCCACCTTCTACAGCCTCGAGGTGGCTGCGGTGAACGGCGGTGAGCTCAGCCGGCTGCCCCTGCGGCTGGTGGGCTTCGATCGGCTGATCGTCAGCGTGGCCAGCCGCCACAGCGGTTATGCCGAGGCGCTGCTCGCCCTGGCGCTGGCCATCCCCCGCCCTGAGGAGCCCGAGACCCTGCTGGCGGATCTGGTGCCGGCCCTGCCCGCGGTGATCAAGGAGGCCGGCGCCGATGCGGAGGAACGTGGCTGGAAACGACAGGCCGATCTCTTCGCCTGGGAGCTGGAAACCGATGCCGGCATGCTCGACCACGGAGCGATCGGCGAGGCCTTCGGGTCGGTGATCGCCAGCCAGGCCTCTGGCGCCGGATCGTTCTCCGGCGAGATCTCCAACACCTACAGCCCCGGCGTGAGCCCCAGCACCGCGATGCTCAGGCTGCAGCTGCTCGCACGTCATGGCAGCACCGCCACGATTCGCCTGCTGGTGGCCGATGGCCCCCGGGGCCACTCCAATGGCCATGCGTTCATTTCTGAGGACTGCCTCTTCTATGAGCTCGACATCGCCCTGACCAGAACACGCCTGTCAGCCCAGGCCGGCGACACCATGAAGATCAGCGCACAGTTTGCTGCCATCGGTGATGTGCGCTTTGTCATCGCTGATCGGACTCATCCCTTGTCGGAGATGTCCCCTGCCTAGCCTGCCGTGAGAAGCAGCAGCCAATGGCTCGGATCACGTTCGCCAATGCCATCGCCGGCATCCTGAATGCCTATGGCCCCGGCGGGCAGCAGCGTGCCAAGGAGCAGCTGTCTGCAGTGGTGGATGGCCTGAAACAGCTGGTTGGCGACGCCAACATCGCCTTTGGCAACACCGAACCTGCTGATCCGCTCAACAGTCCGTACATCCTGTACGTCAACCCCTACATCGGCTCTGATCGCTTCGTTGCCGGGAGCTACAACTCGTTCGAGGCCCCGGCTGGCGCGACCCCTGAAGCGATCAGTGCCGCCAAGCTCCGGCGTCTGGACAATCAGCGTCTGGTCTGCGGCTATTCACCTCAGAGGCCGTTCAAGACGCTCAACCGGGCGATCATTGAAGCCGGGATCATCACCGCCAAGAGCTACTACGAAGCCCCGCTGGGCAACAACGATCTGGTGAGCATCGTCATCTCCCCGGGGGCGATGAATGTGCTCAACGGCGTCGGTGCCGCCCTGGTGCTCGAGTGGGAAGACGGCAAAGAACCGACGGACGCCGAGCTGCAGGCCTTCAACCCGGTGGCCACCGGCGGCATTCTGCTGCCCCGCGGCTGCAGCCTCGTTGCCGTCTCCAGCGACCTGCGCAAGACCATCCTGCGGCCCGTGTTCGTCCCCAGCCCGGCCGATGAGGCTGCCGACTGCAGCAACCGCCGCAGCATCTTCAAGGTCACTGGCACCGGTTACTACTGGGGCCTGACCTTCATGGACAAGGTGGGCAGCACCAGCTCTCACCACCTGCTGCACTGCTTCGAGTTCGCCAGCAAGGCTGAGCTCGATGAGTTCTACACCAAGATCCGCAGCGCTTTCGGGGGCGCCAACAACACCGGCGGTCTCAATCCAGCCCTGGCAGTCACCCGCAACTCTGAGTTCGAGATCGTTGGGCCCCGGCCTGCCTCTGGCAACCAGGACATCAACACCGACACGACGATCAGCGCCAGCCCCTACATCTTCAACTGCAGCATCCGCAGCAACTACGGCCTCTGCGGCGTGTTTGCCGATGGCGCCAAACCCACCGGCTTCCGGTCGATGGTGCTGGCGCAGTTCACCGGCGTCAGCATGCAGCGCGATCTGAGCTGCTGGCAGAAGTACATCAGCAACCAGAACCCTCTGTGGGGCAACTACTTTGCCAACTACGCCGACTACATCAACAGCGACCCCAACGATGTGCGGATGCACCCGGCTCGGCGCAGCTTTCATATCCGCGCCATCAACGACGCGATCATGCAGGAGGTCAGCGTCTTCGCAATCGGTCATGGCATCCACCACTGGGTCCAGAGCGGCGGCGAGCTGACGATCACCAACAGCAACAGCAACTTTGGCGGTTGCGCCGCCCTGGCCCAGGGCTACAAGAACGTCGCCTTTGCCGCGGACAGCAACTGGAACGTCGGCAGCATCCGCGTCGCCACCAACCTCGCGGACAAGCGCAACAACGTCCGCAAGGTCTACCTCGGCAACATCGCTGAGTCGACCGCCAACAACGCCACCACCATCACGCTGACCGCCCCACTGGAGGCCGGGCTCAACAACCCCAGCCAGCCGCGCATCCTGGAGCGCGACGGGTACAGCCTCCCGCCGGGCTCCTATGTCTGGGTCGAGAACCCCCGCGGGGCCGACTACCGAGCTCAGCTGGCGAGCACCCCCTGGAGCAGCGCCAACGCCGATCGAGTCGTCGTCACCGCGGCCTTCCAGAACGAGGACGGCAACGCCCCTGGCCAGGCGATCACCAACAGCCAGGGCTTCGACACCGGCCAGACCTGGCCCGCACTTGCCGGCGCCCGTCTCTACATCCGCCGCCTGCAGGACGTCCGCACCGTCGATGAACGGCGCTACTCGCTGCGCTGCAACACCACTGCCGCCCGCTCCCGCACGCCCGTGCGCGACTACGTGCTGCAGACCACACCTGGCACTGGAGGGATCGTCAGCGGGATCCCCGACAACCAGATGCTGGTGGTGGCCGCGGCCTCCAACGTCGCGCCCCAGGGCTCCGGTGTGCAGCGCTCGGCCTCGGTGGAACTGCGACGGGCCAATGCCGTCAACACCTGGACGAGCGGCAACCTCTACCGGCCTGGCGACACGGTCCGCTATCTCTCCAAGAGCTGGAGCTGCAAGACCCAGAACAGCGACACCACCTGGGATCCGAACAAGTGGGAGCAGGCCTACGTCCACATGGAGGAGGCCTACCGCCCCGAGGACTTCTGGAAGAACACCCAGCCGGCGATCGTCTTCGACAACGACACCGATCCTCTCGACGACACGCTGACCTGCGGTTACAACCTCGCCACGGTCTGGTCGACCGATGCCGCGATCCAGACGCAGTACCGCAGCGCCGTCGACTACCTCGGTGTCCACTCGCTGCTGGTGAGCCTCGGTTTCAGCGCCAGCAACGCCCACACGATCCTGCTGCCCAAGACGGCGGCCACCAGAGAGCGCAACCCGCAGAGCGCCCTCGATGGCATCGGTGCCCCCAGCGGTGCCGCCACCGCCTGGAACAACTGGGCGATCCAGTTCCGCCGGCCCTCCAACATCCGCCTGTTCGGCCACGCCTGGGAGTGGAGCGGCTTCCTCAACTACACCAAGAGCCTCCCGGAATACCAGCTGGACCTGGGCCCGATCAACCGGTTCACCTACTTCTTCACCAACCAGAACGGGGGAAGGGTCTACGGCAGCGGCTTCAACGAGGAGGGCTTCCTGGTCACTCCCCAGGGCCTGCAGAACCTGGCGACCGGCACCGAGATCAGCTTCGAGGCCGTCGGTGAGGCGGAGATCCCGATCGACGAGGTCGCCTTCCCAACCAGCTTCGATCAGCTGATCGCCAACAAGCTGACGGTCAACACCGAGCTGAACCTCGGCGGCGTGGTCCGCGGGGCCCCCAGCTGGGAGGGTGGCTTTGGTGGCGTTCTGCCGGCCCTGCCGATCGCGACGCTGACGCAGCGGGGGATCATGGAGTTCGCCACCGGTCAGGAGGTCCAGGAGTTTCTGCGCGACGACCTGGCGGTCAGTCCGGCCACGCTGATTCAGGCCCTGGGCGATGCCGTCAAGAGCGTCGTCAACCTGCGCCTCAGCCTGTCGAACGGCAGCTCGGTGCCCAGCGGAAACCAACTCAACGCCACCAGCCTGTTCCTGCACCCGTTCAACGGCAACGAGGTGGCGCTCTACTCCGTGCAGTCGCTGCGCTGGCAGGTGGTGCGCTTCAGCGGCGTGCAGACCTTCAGCCTGTCCGGCGCCAGCTCTGCCAACACCAACTACGACATCTACCTCTACAACAGCGGCACGGCACTCAACCCCACTCTTGCCGTGGAGTACGTGGCCTGGTCAGGTGATCAGACCCCACCGACCAGAGGCAATCAAAACGGTGTGCTGGTCCGCAACGGGAACCCTGCCCGACGCCTGATCGGTGTGGTGCGCGCCACATCGGCTGGCACGAGCACGATCGACCTCGGTGGCCAGATCCTTGGCGCCAACAGCGCAGACTTTCCAAAAATCTATCTCTCTAACCTCTATAACCTGTACGACGCCAGAATGGTGTATTTCTTCGGTAACTCTTGGAATGTTCCATCGATACCTTGGTCTGTCGCCCCCGTGTCGGTCTACCCCACAGCCCCCAGAGTCAGTTGGATTCAGGCCTCGACAACGCTTGTTACCGCTTTTCTTGATATCTACAACAATCCCATGGCAGGCGGAAATGCGCGGCAGGATGGAGTGATCGCTTACGTCGCTCCAGGTATCAATGCGACAACATTCCCGGACCCGACTGCCTTCTATGGAGAGTGCTCTTACGAGAACCAGACAGCCGGTTCACAGTGGGCAGGAGCACTCAACCCGGGCCTCAACAACATTTATTACCTGTACAGACAGTTTGCGAACTCGCTTGCAGGAACCGATGACAGGTCGGCAATCAACGAACATGCCGCTCATGGCATGATCGTCACAGTTAAGGCTTGACCCATGAAAAACGAACTTGCGATCGAATCCGCCACTTATGCCTCCGGTGCCGCTCCCATTTTGGTTCGCCTGGTACTGAGCGACTCCACGGAGGCAGCCATTTACCTCGATGAGCCCCGCGGCAAACTGCATGACCTGCTCGATGCGTGGCTTGCAGAAGGCAACGAGATCACAGAAGCTACGACTTGAACAGCCGCGCGCGACGGAAGCATCCGTGCATGCGTCAAGCCTAGCTTGTATGCGCTGGGCTCTTGACTCACAGCTGTGCCAGACAATCAATCATATCCGGCTTATGAGCCCAAGCCTCCCAACGTTGTTGGCAGCTATCTGTTGCCTGTGCTGGCAACCATCTCGGCGTTGTCGTTCATGGCAGCCGCCAGCGCCAGCATTGGCGTCTGGAAAGATGTTTCGGTGATGCGTGAGTCGATGAGCACGTTGATCAAGAATTCTGATCTACAGCAGAAGCAATACAAGGAAGTAACTGAACAACTTCAGGAACATGAAATCCGTTTAACAAAAGGGAAGCTATGACGGCAAAACGAAACAGCCGCTCGACGGTGCTGGCCAGCGTGTCTCCTGTGATTGGAGCCGGGCTCACGATTGCCGGCTGGGTGGTGGTGGCCAACGTGGCCTGGCAGCTGGTAGCGGGCCTGACGCAGGCCCTGCTCTGCGAAGCCCGCAGCCGCCGGCCGCTGGAGTGTCTGCCGGCCTGGACGCAGATGGGCGAGATCGGCCGCCGCTCCACCGACACCCTGCTGGCCCTGGTGGTGCACAGTCCAGCTGAATCGGCCGCCGCCGCCATGGGTGGCTTGGCCGGAGGTGTGCTGGTCAGCCGCCGCCGCACGGCAGAACAGGCCGAGGAAAGCGAACAGCCGCTCAGAGGCCCGATCGGCATCGTGCCACCGCCTGGGGAGCCCCAGGATGGATCTGGCGACGACCCTGAGCCTGCATGATCGGATTCCTGCTCAGACCGCTGCTGTCGTTGCTGGTGCGGCAGATCGTCATCCTGCTACTGCAGGCCCTGGGGCGTGATCTGCGTCAGCGGCTGCCGGAGGTGTTCGCGGCGATCGATGCCCAGGTGATCCGCGCCATCCAGCAGGGAGCTGATCAGGTGTCGATGCTGTTCACTCTGGCGGTCCAGCAGGTGGTGCACCGCGATCCCTCGACGCTGGAGCTGCGCATCCTCACGCTGCTGTTCGATCCGGCTGCCAGTGCCCGCCACGCCAAGTCCACATCTGCTGTGACGCCATGAATCCGTCCCTGCTCCGCTACGCCCTGGCCACCGTCGATGGACATCCAGGCCACAAGGCCTTCTGGTCGGCGGTGGAGGGGCTGCTCACCCATGAGCAGAGGAAACGCCTCGAGCAGGGCGGCGACATCCGCACCGCCACCTGGTTGATCCCAGCCGTCAGCCCTGCCTGGAATGCTGTGGTGACTGTGGCTCTGCCCCTGGTGAAGGAGTTCGAGGGCTGCAAGCTCACTGCCTACCCCGATCCTGAGACAGGCGGCGAGCCGTGGACGATCGGCTGGGGCAGCACACGGCATGCCGATGGCCGCCCGGTGCGCCGCGGCGACACGATCAGCCAGGCCCAGGCTGATGCGCTGCTGGTGGCCCGTCTGGAGCGTGATGCGCAGGCCTTGGCCAGTCGCATCACGGGATGGGGAGGCCTGAGCATCAACCAGCAGGCGGCCCTGCTCTCGTTCACCTACAACTGCGGCACGCACTGGTATGGCAGTGAGGGCTTTGCCACCCTCACCCGTTGCCTGCAGCGCGGGCTGCAGAACGATGCCCAGGAACTGTCGAAGGTGCCGGGCGCCTTGATGCTCTACGTGAATCCGGGCGGGCCCAGCGAGGCAGGCCTGCGGCGGCGCCGCAAGGCGGAAGGGGCGCTCTGGAGCGCTCAGTAGGGCCAGATCGCCGCCGGCCGCACCCCACCGCTCGGCACAAAGCGACCGCCGTCGCGGCGATCAATGTGGATGAAGCCGCGGTTGCGGCCGTCCCCGAAGCCACCGGTCCAGCGGGTGATCAGGAAGTCGTAGAGGGCCTGCAGGGGCAGGCCGACCGGATAGAGATCGACGGCCAGGCCGCTGACATGAAAGCTGTTGGGCACGCCGCCAACCTCGCGATTGATGGGCTCGGGCCGGAAGAAGCTCGTCACCCCCAGCGGGCGGCCCCAGGCCTGACGGATGGCCTGGAACTCCCGGGCGGTCTCCAGGATGCGGGGCACCACAGCGCTCTGAGCCGTAGGCCGCCGGCGTGCGTCGAACTGCAGCACCTCGCCCACGGTGAGGTTGGGGGTGATGAAGGCACCGAAGTCGCTCCAGTCGATCTCCTCTGCCACGACATGCGCAACGGCTGCGGGAAGCACCAACGCGGCTGCCTGCAGGCCCGCTGGTGCCACCCCCTGCAGTCGCTTGAAGTGGGGCATGAAAGCGTGCCACGTGCCGGCGCCGCCGCCCAGCTCCACCAGCTCGTGGGCGTTGCCCTGAATCTCCCTGGTGGCCACCACACCCAGCTGCTTGCCGGCTGGCACCAGCACCTTCTCATCGTCGGGCAGCTCAGCTGCAGGATCGGTCGACTTCTTGAGCCAGGTGTCCTGCACCGCCTGCAGCGAGAAGATCACCGGCTTCTGCAAGGCCGCGGCCGACTTGCTGTCAGCGGCCGGGGATGAGGCCTGGTCCGCCGTGTTGCTGCCCTTGGTCATGGTGGCTCAGCTCTGTTCTTGCGTCAGTCTGGGAGCGCCTGATGGCACAAAAAAACGGCCGCGTCCCTGCAGGGTTGCGGCCGATCGAATCGGATCTGATGCCCAGATCAGGAGGCCGGCTCAGCAGCAGGTTCAGCTGCAGCCTCGGCCGCGGGTTCAGCAACGATCTCTTCGGCCGGCTCGGCGGTTGCCTCAGGAGCAGCATCCGCGACGGCCTCGGAGGCCGGCTCATAGGCAGCCAGCAAGCTGTCGAGCTGCTGATCCTCAATGGCATCGGCGTCGACAAGCTGCTGGAGCTCCTCGGCGCGCGCCTGGGCAGCGGCAGCAGCAGCTTCCGCTGCTTCCACCGCAGCGTCATCGGCGGCATCATCGGCCAGAGCTTCAGCGAGCTGCTGCTTCAGCGCTGCGATCTCAGATTGTTGACCGGACAGAACAGCGGCAAAGCGCTGGATCAGAGAGGACATGATAGAAAAGAGGGAGGAGAAGAACCGAGGCATTGGACAGGATCCAGAACGGGGGTGACCGCGCTGGAATTGAGGCGTTGTTCATCCCTTGCTGCCCTGCACCGTGACGTCGCCGTTGTATCTGCCGGTCTCGCGGTAGGTGCGACGCGGTTTCGAGCTCAGCCAGGTGAACTTCAGCTGGCCCACCCGCTTGCGGGGCCACAGCTTGACCGGCCACAGCTGGCGGTTGTTCTTGAACTCCATGGTCAGCCGGCTGCCGTGCCAGCCGGGATCGCCGAAACCGGCCAGCGCGTGATCAAGGCCCTCGCGCGCGCGGCTGCTCTTGAGCTTGAACACGCACTCGACGTTGTCTGGCAGGCTGAACATCTCGAACGAGTCAGCCAGGGCAAACTGACCAGGCAGCAGCAGGTAGGGGTCCTTCTCGCTGTGCTCATGCAGCGGATACGGGACCAGCTCCTCCGACTGGGACGACTCGATCAGCAGGGTGTCGCCAAGGCGGATGTCGAGCGATGCTGGATTGAGCATCTCCGGATCGAACGGGGTCACCATGCCGGCAAGGCAGAGGGTTTCGATCGCGTGGTCTGGAAGGGTGGCCATCAGCCGAGCGGAGCGAAGGATGAGTGGTAGCCGCCAAGCAGATCGCAGGTCTCGAGCTCGCGAAAATAGCGGCGCTTGGCCTCGTCGGCTGCGGCCTGGAGGCGGGCCGCTTCGGCACCAGCAATGTGGGCCCTGCGGCAGGCGCACTGGCGCAGGTTCAGCTTGAGATCAGGGCTCATCGGGATTCAGCGCAACGGATCCAGGCTGTGCCCTGTGGACCGCAGGGATCGTGATGAACATCCCAAACCATCCAGGCAATGGGTAGGACAGTCATGAACAGGCCAAGGAGTCGTTCCCGTTTCATGGGTCGACTCCTTGCATGTGAGCCTCCACCCTCCTGAGCAGCCACTTCGGCACCCTTGGAGCCATTGGCACCCATCGTTTGCTGTCCCACCCCAGGGCCGTCCAACGGGCGTTCTGATCGAGGAGACAGTTGCCGCGATTTCCACTCTTGCGAAAGCGCACCACCATCGGGTCTGTCACTCCCTCCGGTTGACGCTCAACATGCCAGATCGGCGCGGCCAGGAATGGGCTCAACTCAGTTTGGAAGATCGTCTCAGTCATGGGACACCTCAGGCAGTGGCCGGCTGTAGTCAAAACGCCACCAGCGGACGGAGATTCGGTCTTCGCCATCGAGGATGTTTTCGCGGCAGGAAACCGGCCAGCCGTTGTCATTGAAGAACACGACAGCCTTTTCGGTCATGCCGTGATCAATGTAGATGTGCTGCTTCTTGCACCAGCCGTTGCATGGTACCGATTCCACCAGCACGGGAATGGGCAGTGTGGTGTGTTCGTTGACCACCTGCAGAGCATTCTCATCGACAATGATCTGGAGTGAACCAGGCGGGAAATACCTGCCAGCGACAGGGACCAACATGCCTCCTGGAGGCGCGTTTAACACAAAGTCGCCGTCATTGATGTGCAGCTCTTTCAGTTTATCTTCTGCCTGAATGTACTGGCCCCATGGCTGGAGAAGTAAGCCCTTGGCATTATGGATCAGTCGCAGTTCCCTGTTGCCGTAGCTGCCCCAGTGCTGCACGGAGATCCACTCGATGCCGCTGTGTTCGAGACCGGGAACGGCGTTGCCCTGTTCGTGAAACATCCACGGGTTGAGACAGTGCGCTGTGCGCTGAAGCTGCACCCCTGCCAGCTGGAGCACCTGGGGGGTCTCGGCTGAGTAGCTGATCTCTCCGGTGCGTGATGAGATCGGCGATGAGCTGGAGCCAGTAGGGGGTGCCATCAAAGATGTGAGCATCGGAGAGTGGGATGAGAACCCAGCCGGACAGCTGAGCGAGGGTGGTCTTGGTGATGTCTCTGGTGATGCCGCTGCCGGTGGAGTGACCACCTGGGCGCCAGATGCCACCGTTGATTTCCACAGCGACTTGGGCATCGGGCCAGGCAAAATCGGCGCGGTAAGGAGGAGGCCTACGCGACTTGAGGTGTTCCTGTTTCTGATACACCGCCCAGGCATTCCAGATCGGCAGCGTGTGTTCGCGCTGGAAAGGCAGGTCTGGGAAGGAGACCAGCCATTGGTTGGCAAAGGCCTCCTCCAGATGGCTTGGGTTCGGCATGCTCGGACGTGAACAGATTGGGCAGCGGCTCAATGCCAAGCGAGAGGACGGCGCCTGTGAATGGATCGCGCGGCCAGTTGGCACGGCAGAGGGCAATGACCCTGAGCAGCGAACGGATCGATGCTGGATCGGTCTGTGCCAGGTCGTTGCGACGCGCACCAAGGGCATCCTCAAGCAGCCAGATCAACTGCTTGTAGGCCTCAGGACTGAGGGTGTCCGGCTGGGAAAACCAGCACCGTGAAGGTGTGCCACCCTGCAGCAACAACCGGTCATTGAGGTACAGAGCAAAGCCTGTGAGCGGCAGCTGGGGCTGTGCGCGCAGATCATTCATGACGACATGAAGTGAAAGATTGTCGATGAAACAATGTGAGTGGAATGAATTGCTGCGGATGGCCTTGCTGTGGCCCTGTTTAAGCCTGGGCTCTGAGGCGAAACCACATCCCTCGACGGGACCCGTTGTCTGCCGCCGCCACCGACGGCGGGAGGGGAGAGGCTGGGTTCGTCACCACCAAGTCGGCCGCTCAGTGGCCGGCATCCCCTGGGAGGCCATCACACGCACCTCATGAATGCGCTGCAGCATCAGCACGGGCCCCTAAGGGCTTCGTGCTGATCCATTCCGGCGGTGAGGGTTCATGGCGTGGCCGGTCCGGCGGTGGCTGTTGGCTTGGCGGCCAGAAGCCGTTCCTCGATCTCCTGGAACCACTGCGGGGTGATGGCTGGATCCATCAGCTCCTGCTCCAGGGCCGCGCGCTCTTCCTTGCTGAGCCACCCTGGCGGCGGCCCCTGGCGCGTTGTTGCGGCTGGCCGTGCGGTGGCATCAACAACCCGGCGTGGGGGGTTGGCCATCGGGCGCTCGCCACTGGGTCGTGGCGGCGCTGCAGTCGGCCGTGTTCCAGAAGCGCGTGCAGGTGAGGTCTCGGCGCTGGAGTTGAAATCGTCCTCTCGCTCAGCGGCCAGGCCAAGCACCATCTGCAGCGCCAGTCGGCGGCAGGTGGTGAGGCCGGCGGCATGGGCCTGGCCGCGGCGATCGCTCTCACCCACAAAGAGCGGCACCGGTCCGCTGCTGATCGCGCCACCGCTGGAATGCACCAGGTAGGCGGTCACGATCGGGTGGCCGTTGTCGTCGAACTCCTGTCTGGTGAGCGCACAGAGCCCATGCGCAGCAGCGCTCTGGGCTGCGGAAATCACTTCTGCCAGATCGGCATAGCCATAACTGATCGTCTGGCCTTTTCTAGTCACATATTCAGCCGAACGGTTCTCCTGCAGCTTGGGCTCAGTCGCATGCCAGGCTGCATAGGCAGTGAACAGTTCAATCTGCTGTTCTGGACTGGGCCCATAGCCCAGAAACTCTCTCAAACGGCGGGCGGGATCATCTGGGATGGAGGAGCCAACACCACGTTGTTGTGCTTCGAGACGGCTGCGGAGATCGGCAAAGGCCGCTCGCATGCTCTCGAATCGGTTTGCAGTGTCTGCCTCAGCAGCAGCCAGCCGATCCGCCAGGTCGAGCACGGTCTGGGTGATCGGATCACTGGCTGTGGGCAGGGGCTGCGGCGGCGCCTGGCCAGCTGGCGGCCCCGTGGGCGGAATGCTGTCCATCACGAACGTTGCTGGTTGGGTTGGGCGCGGCCTGGCTACGCTCCGCCAGGCCGGCCACCGAACACTAGCACTAATCACCAGATCGGAATGACCCTGACCAGCAACGCCACCAGCTCAGTCCCGGACGGCCCTCCCCTGCTCACCATGGCCCGTTCCGGCACTGTGCTCCACGTCACGGTTCTTCATGCAGCGGCAGCCGATCTGCTGTGGCAGCACCGGCAACAGCTCACGAAGATCCACAACTGCCTGAGCCTGCGGCTGTGCGTGCTGAACCCTGCTCAGCCTGATGGCAGCGCAACCGAAGTGGAGTGGCAGCGTCCCCAGATGGTCCGCAGGTCCATCAGCGGGCGTCGCCGCTGATGTCTCGCACCACGGCAGGGATCACCGCTGATGCAGCGGCCTGCCGTCCGGCGATCTGCTCCAGCTCCTTGGGTTCGGCGTGATCCCTGAGCCGTTGCAGGAGCACCAGGCAGGCGGCGCGTTCATCGTCCTCCTGCTGCGCATCCCACTGGGCGATACCCCGCAGCACCTGCTGCAGGCGCTCGAGTCGGCCCTTGTCGTTGCTGGGGTAGAGCTCAGCAATCAGCGCCCAGTCGTCGATGATGTCCAGACCGGCCGCGGCGGCGGCGGCGCGCAGCTGTCGCGCCGGCACGCCGCTCTCCAATGCCCCTGAGCTGGTGGGTTCGCCGGGCCAGGGAGGGGGCACCAGCAGTCCACCAGCGATCGACAGCAGCTCTTCCGGCCCGTAGGGGCCTTGCTGGTCACTGATGACGGTCGCCTTTTTCACGAGCTCACTGAGCCGGGGCTCGCGGGGCGGATCGGCTTCACCGGCCTGCACCTTGGCGACCCATTCGTTCAGCCGGCCCATCTCCAGCAGAAACGTGACCGTCAGGCTGGCCCGGCGCTTGCGCAGGTACAGGTTGAGGCCTGACGCATGCAGGCGACTGGTGAGCCCCTGATCGATCCAGCCGTCGGCTCCCTCCGCAGGCTCTGACGAGGGCGTGCCAACCGCTTCCCAGGCATGCCCCTTGTGGTTCACCCAGCTGCCAGATGTCAGTGGCATGCCAGCGGACCAATCCGGCACCGGGTCTTTCGACTCGGCGAGCAGCGACAGCTCCGCCAGGCGTGAGACCACGGCCAGGCTCCAGCCGTTGCGTTGAAGCCACTGCTCGAGCAGGAGGCGCAACCGCTCACGGCCGATCGCTTCTGCATGCAGCCAGTGCACCGACTGAGAAGCGAGAACAGGGCCAGACGGCACCGGGGTGCGCTGGTTTTGCTGCTGAGCCATGGCGACCTCTGAGCGCGGCGATGGGAAACAGGCCTGTTCGGCCTCGAACATAAGTCCTATTGACACTGTGAAGAATCCCTGTGCACCGGCCCTGCAGCCATGGGCAGGGAAACCGCACCGTCCTCGCGGCACCGTGCAGCGCCACCGGCGGCAACAGATTGGGAACAGCCCCGAGTCGCGGCATCCCGAGACGGCTATGGTTGCGGTCGACTGGTCGGTTACCCGCCCACAACAAAGGCCCCGCCTGGGAGGCGGAGCCAATGTTGCCCTTGCGGGCTGCGACCACCAGCCACGCTCCCCAGCGAATCTGATGGCCGCAACACGGTCATCTTACTGCATCCAACGCAAGCAGCAGGCCTAGGGGAGTGGAAGAAACCACACCAGCTTCTGCCATGCCAACCGCACCATTCAACGGCGAACTGCACCGCCCGCTGTTTGCACAGATCCCGCTGGAACTGCTGAGCAGTTCAGCTGAAAGGGGCAGAAGACGACTGGTGTTTGTTTATGCCTGGCTGTGGTTTTACGCTGGACAGAATGATAACGCCTTCCCTTCTGTTCCGCGCCTGGCGCTGGAGTGCGGCATGAAGGAACGCGACATCCGGGCAGCCCTTCAGACCCTTCTGGACGAGGGCTGGATCATCAAAGCCGGCACCGGACCCAGAGGCACCAACGTCTATCGGGTGCGGATGGAGACAAAGCGCAAACGACCGCGCCCCAAATCCACTGCAGCAGAACGGAAGTCGGCAGCACCCCTCCCCTACAAGGGGAGTCCCCCTGCAGGGGAGGCCCCGCAGGGGCACCCCTCCCCCTGTAGGGGAGGCCCTACAGGGGTACCCCTCCCCCACAGGGGGACTCCCCCACAGGGGGACCCAATCAATAAACCCTTAAACGAAGAGTTAGATAACCCAGAAGAGTTAATACCTATCCCAAACACATATATGTCCCAACGAGCTGAAATCAGCTCGACCGCCGCAGCCCTGGTCACAACGGCTGGCGCCGTCGCGACAGATCGGCAGATCGTGGTAACGTCAGACCAGAACGACGCTCCCCAGCGACATGCCGAACCGGCCGCCAGCGCTTCCTGCTCCCCTGCCACCGAGCAGCCCACCGCCCAGGCCGCAGGCCAGCAGGCCGGCCTGCCCGCCTGCGCCAGGCCCTATCGCCAGCTGCTGGTGGAGTGGTGGACCCGCCGCCGCCAGAAGCATCCCGCCGCTTCACGCGAGCTCAGCGCCGCGGATGTCCAGGCCATCCACCACGCCGATGCCCTTGGCGTTTTGGAGCCGTTCCTCGAGCATGCCGCGGCCAGTGGCTGCAAGTCCCTTGCCACCGGCTACCGGCGCCGCTGCGAGCAGCTGCGGGCCGGCCCTGCTGCTGCCGAGGCCTTCGAGCAGCTTCGCTCCGCCTACCTGGCCGCTCCACGTCGGGTCACCTGTCAATCCCTTCCTGCCGCCCAGCGCGAGCTGGGCGCAGTCCTGGCCGCCGGCCACACCGTCGATCAGCTGCTGGCGGCTCTCGCCGGTGAGGTCCAGGCCCAGGAGCAGCAGCAAGCCAGCACGGGCTTTGCTCCGTCCCTGCCCGACATGGCTCGCTGGCTGAAGGAGCGCCGTTTCGTGGCCTACCTGCCTCAGAACCAGCCCGCTGCTGCTGTGGCCGCGGCCAGCTTCGTCCCTCCGATCGATCCAGAAACCGGTGAGTCCGATCCCTTTGCCTACCACCGTCACATCACTGGCCGATGACAACCTCCATCACTCCAAGCCCAGCTGGCTCTCTTGAACTGCCTGCGCACAAGCGCCGCCCGCCGGCCGGCCCTGCCTTTGTGCTCCCCAGCGTCGTCTGCTTCGCCTGCTTCGATTCCGGCATCGTCGCGAACCACGACCTCGCGATCAACGAGTTCCTCGAGGATTACGACGTGCTCCCGTCCGGCGAGCGCATGGTCGGCTCTGATCCTGCCGTGATCTGCTGCTGCACAGCCGCCTATTCCGGCACCGGCCGCGGCTTCCGCGATTCCTCGGGCCCGTGTCGAGTGGAAACGGCCGTCGGCGCCCGCCTGATTGGTTGTGAGCTGCCCCAGGAGGCGATCGCCACAATCCACCGCAACCGCCGCAAGTTGGCCTACGCCGCGGTGC